GGGATGAACGTATGGTAATTATACCATAACTATTTATAGGTGTCAACTTGTATTGTGCGACACCTATTGAGGCAATTTTTTGTGGAGAATTTTTTTGGGGATCCTGGTAAACAAAAAGTCAATTTGGGTTGACTATTTTTTATCAGTCGTTGCAGTGGGATCATTCCATAGTCTAGGATTCATTCTCCCTTCAGTCTGGGTGAATGTAATAAACTCTTGTTTGTATTGATCATAGTAATGATCAAAAAGATCTACCTTTTTACCAGCAAAAACGATATCAAATTTAGTGATACCATCTTGTACATATTCTACCAAGAAAGAAGTATAGGGCAAAGTCCTATCGTCAGCTTCGGTTGGGTCACACCCCTGCTTGTAAACACGGATCTTTTCTTTACTCATTTAACTTCGATTACCCCAGTTGATTGATGGAAACGCTTGCTCTACACATGCTTTGGTGACCTTCCAACGCTTACCTAGTTTCTTGTCCTTGATAAGAGCCAGCACTTCTGCCTCACCTTGTGTGAGACCTTCTAGCATCTGGATGAACAGTTCCTCACGACGGGACTGTTTAAGGGTGCTGCTGCCGCCCTTGAAGAAGAGATAGAGTTTGCGGTACTCTTTCTCCAGGACCGTGTGTTCCGTCCCTTCAGGGGCATCGTTGGGCGTGTACGGGACTTCTCCTACAGGCAACATGCTGACGATACTCTCATCAAAATTCGCAATAAGAATAGAACGAAGAGCAGGTGTGTTGTACTGCTGAAGTAACTTAACCTTTTGTGGTTTAGTTTTTGCATTGCTCACTTTCTGGAGCACTTCATTAATTAACAATTTCATGTATCAAAAGGTGATGAACTACGAAAAAAGAATTCTTGCAACAGATCGTTCAGTTGATGTTCCTTAAAGTATTCTAAAGGAACTTTCTTTCCACTAATATTTATCGAGTTATATTCGTGGAGAATTTTGTCTTCGATTTCTGCTGGCACACAGTCAAAGTCAATCAAGTTACGATTGCGATGATAGTTGGCTAGTTGTTGAGTTGTAGCACAAAACTCTTCTGGTTTTTGCTCAATCCATTTAGCAACTTTCTTTTGACTGATTGGTTTCTGCCTGACACCAGTTACAAATGTGTCATCGTCAGATAGAAAATTAGGAATACCATCTGACTTGTCCCCTCGCATCACATGTTCCTTCGCATAATGCCAAGGATCATCATTAGCAACAGGTCTTTTTGTAATTGGATTGTACTGTTTTATTCCTGGGTATTTCTGCAATTGAATGAAGTCCTTATCCCCAGATAAAATAAGAACTTTGTCCTGTGGTCCTTTGTTCTTGCACAATGTAGAGATTACATCGTCAGCTTCTGCACCATGGACTTCTACTACTTTGTATGGAAAGTATTCTTTGATCTCATCTCTGATCTTGTTCAACACTTCAAAAATTGCTGACCAGTTGTGAGATGATTCGGCTCTTGCTTTCTTTCTACTTGCTTTGTAGAAAGGAAACAGATCTTTCCTCCAGTAGTGTCTGCTATCGTATGCTAAAACAACTTCACCATATTCTTTAGTGTATTGTTTCTCATAAGAACGAAGACTGGTAAGAACCATATGCCTCACCAGTTTTTCGTTCAATTCACTTTGTTTGATTTGTGCCATCAGGTTACTAATCATAACCTGATTCATATCAATAATAACCATCCTCTTCAGGGTCCTCCTCGTCTACAAAACGTACTGATAAGAGTTCTTCATTTACAACCATACCATCTTCGTCATACATTTCTGGATGTTGAGGAAGGTTTGCTCGTGTATTCATGTATGCATAAAGGAAATCATTTGCTGTCCATCCAACTAATCCACCAACAATTCCAAATAAAACCATTAAAATTGTTGCGAATGTAAGAATTACTGCAGTAGTCATAGCATCTTTCCTGTTAGGTAGTGCTCTCCTCCCTCCATGTAAATTCAATTTTACATTGAAATACTTTTTTGAGGAGAGATAAACTGTGATTGAACCTGAACCCCCTCTCTTGTGGAGGAGGTTGTTTCGCCCTCCTGCGAAGCATTAATTCCACACCTTTATTTATCTCAAGATCATCCATTTTTTCTACGAGATTTCACAAGTCCTTTGTCCATCAAATATTTTGCTGTCTGGGTCAGACCTCCCACTGGTTCTCCATCTATAATAACATACGGGAAGCCTTTTGCCAAGGGGTAAGACCGAACAAGATCTTCCCTAGTCAGATCTTTACCTACTAGAAAATGTTCGTACTCCAATCCAGCACGTACCATAAGCTCTTTTACTTTTGTGCAGTAGCTGCATCCAGGAATGGTATAGATAGAAATTTTCATGCGATTTTAAGATTGAGATTGAAAGAAATTGAATAGCGATCTTCCACACTTTTATTTGGCATAACCATGTGTAGAAGACGGGAAGGGAACATAATCACCCTACCAGTTTCAGGTGGGATAGTATGCATACTGTCTCTATATCCATAGAGTTCATGTTCATGAGGAGATCTGAATACTAGATCACCAGAATCTTCAGGAGCAAGAATCCACATCACACCAGAATAAAATGAGTGTGGATGTGTATGAGATACGTTCCAGTTACCTGGTCCATTAATATTGAACCACATATTATCTAGTTGTAATTGAGTTCCAGGATATCCGTTATGAGAAAACCCTTCAGTAATCTCATTACAACATGGTTCTATCATCTCCCATATTCTAGTAGCAAGAGGAACAAAATCAATGTCTTGATGGATATCAGATACTGATTGATAACCACCCATGTTACTCACTACTTCTGTTGGAAACTTGTCTCTGTATTGATGAAAGTATTCAATGTATTCTTCATTTGCAAAGTCCTCATCATAAACAGAATGTATTACAAGAGGAAACAACTCCATCATGTTGTGATCACTCACGCAAATCCTCCTGATTTTTCTTTCTTCTTCTTCGGATCAACAACCTCAATGTGAGATAAGAATTGGTTTGGTGTTTGAAACCACCTAGCTTGTGCTACATCCCAATGCGGATACCATTCAGACTGACCATTAGAAAAGACTACTCTGTAGCTGTGTCTATCATATGGTTTGGGACAAGTCTCCGTAAAGTACCTGGGATCATTGGGTGGGATCAGTTCGTAAGACATTAAAAAAGGGGTCCGAAGACCCCTAGTATACCACTATTTGTTTTTGTTGTAAAGCTCTTATGCTTCCTGTAATGATTGAACTGTGTTATGAAGTTCTCCAATGTCTAGGAGACCTTCAGCACTGAACCAGGGAGCATTCTCCCAACTAAATCCAACACCCATGGTGCTATCAGGTGCCGTGATGTACCAATGACAAGCTGTGTCTGGTACATCAACAGCACACTTACTCCAGTCATCGCTCCACTGTGGGACTTGTACCCACATCACAGCAGCAAATATAAAACTGAAGAGTGATTTAATCACAGTGCATTACCTCGTGGTAGAACTTCCTCTGGGAATACAAATGACTCATGTGGTTGATCAACTGGTGCCAACCATGCACGTAGTCCTTCATTCAATAGGATGTTCTTGGTGTAGAAGGTCTCAAATTCAGGATCTTCTGCTGCTCTGATCTCTTGACTCACGAAATCGTAAGCACGAAGATTGAGAGCAAGACCAATAATGCCAATAGAGGATGTCCAAAGACCCATAACAGGCACAAACAACATGAAGAAATGAAGCCAACGCTTGTTAGAAAACGCAATGCCGAAGATCTGCGACCAGAAGCGGTTTGCAGTGACCATAGAATAAGTCTCCTCCTCCTGCGTTGAATCAAATGCCTTAAAGGTATTCGCTTGATCTCCATCTTCATACAGTGTGTTCTCTACAGTAACGCCATGGATTGCTGATAGCAATGCTCCACCCAGAATACCAGCAACACCCATCATGTGGAAGGGGTTGAGCGTCCAGTTGTGGAAACCCTGAAGGAACAACAGGAACCTGAAGATCGCTGCGACCCCGAACGACGGGGCAAAGAACCAACTGGATTGTCCGAGAGGGTAGATAAGAAAGACGCTGACGAATACAGCAATAGGACCAGAAAAAGCAATCGCATTGTAAGGTCTGATACCGATGAGACGTGCCAGTTCAAACTGGCGTAGCATGAAACCAATTAGGGCGAAGGCACCATGGAGTGCCACAAAATTCCAGAGTCCCCCAAGTTGGATCCACCTGACGAAATCCCCTTGAGCTTCAGGACCCCAGAGAAGAAGAAGAGAATGACCCATAGCATCAGCTGGAGTGCTAACTGCTGCTGTAAGAAAGTTTGCACCCTCAAGATAGGAACTAGCGAGTCCGTGGGTATACCAGCTCGTAGCGAAAGTCGTGCCAGTAAGCCAGCCCCCAATAGCAAGATAAGCAGTGGGTAGAAGAAGAAGTCCAGACCAGCCAATAAAAACGAAACGATCTCGTTTAAGCCAGTCGTCCAAGATGTCAAACCATCCCCTCCTTTGTTGTTGTAGTGTTGATGCTACCATTAGTTGTTACCTGAATTTTCGTATGTAAAATGTTTTCCAAGAACTTCGATACGTTCCTCTTCATGAGCAATGATATCTAATTGTTCTTGAATAGCACCCAGTACGTCTGGATGTTCACCAATACCAACAGGATTCTCTAGATAGACTTCAATGTTTGCTTTTGCCTTGGCAATGTTACCACTAGCATCAGCACGAAGTGCCTCTAGAATTTTATAACGTAGAGTGAAAGACATTAGTATAGAGCCTCCTCTTGTTCAGTGAGAATAGTTACGTCGGAAGTTGGATATGCTACACATGTCATCACAAATCCTGCTTCAAGTTGATCATCATCCAAGAACGATTGATCGCTTTGATCTACTGTACCTGACTCAATTTTACCAGCGCATGTAGAACAGGCACCAGCACGACACGAATAGGGTAGGTCAATACCAGCTTCGTCAGTAGCGTCCAGAATATATTGATCGTCCTCGCAAGGGATCACATGATCACCCTCCGAAGTTTTGAGAGTGATGTTGTACGTTGCCATAGTTTTGAAGATTAAAAAAGAGGGTCCGAAGACCCTCATATTATACCACGTTATTTATCAACCGACAACAGGTGCGGTGAGGGCAACGGGTGTGGATTCGGCAGCAGCCAAGTCCAGTGGGAAGTTGTGTGCGTTACGCTCATGCATAACTTCCATACCCAGACCAGCGCGGTTAAGCACGTCTGCCCAGGTGTTCAGAACCTGTCCTTGGTTGTCAAGGATAGACTGGTTAAAGTTGAAACCATTCAGGTTGAACGCCATGGTGCTAACACCAAGTGCGGTGAACCAGATACCAACCACAGGCCATGCAGCAAGGAAGAAGTGAAGACTTCTGCTGTTGTTGAAGGATGCGTATTGGAAGATCAAACGACCGAAGTAACCATGGGCTGCGACGATGTTGTAGGTCTCTTCTTCTTGACCGAACTTATAACCATAGTTCTGTGATTCCGTTTCAGTTGTTTCACGAACAAGCGAGGAAGTAACGAGACTTCCATGCATAGCAGAGAACAAAGATCCACCGAATACCCCAGCAACGCCGAGCATGTGGAACGGATGCATAAGAATATTGTGCTCTGCCTGGAATACGAGCATATAGTTAAAAGTACCAGAGATACCAAGAGGCATAGCATCGGAGAAAGAACCTTGACCGAAAGGATAGACGAGGAATACTGCACTCGCAGCAGCGACTGGTGCAGAGTATGCAACACAGATCCAAGGACGCATACCTAGACGGTAAGAAAGTTCCCACTCACGACCCATGTAGGCATAGATGCCGATCAGGAAGTGAAAGACTACCAGTTGGAAAGGACCGCCGTTATACAACCACTCATCGAGTGATGCGGCTTCCCAGATGGGGTAGAAGTGAAGACCGATTGCGTTTGAAGATGGTACGACAGCACCAGAGATGATGTTGTTACCATACATGAGTGAACCAGCAACGGGTTCACGGATACCGTCAATATCGACGGGAGGTGCTGCTACGAACGCGACTACGAAGCAGATAGTTGCTGCTAGTAGTGTTGGGATCATCAGCACACCGAACCAACCGACATACAGACGGTTGTTTGTGGACGTTACCCACTCGCAGAACTGTTCCCACGAGGAGCTTGATTGTTGCCTTGAAAGAGTTGAAGCCATTGTTTTGAAAAGAAAGTAAGACCATCAGGGAATGGTGGAGTTACTATTCCCTCTGCGCCCTAGGCAGAGGTATGAGAGACGTTGTTTATACACCCTATAGGTCTCGGTTTGAGGGGTGTTACGAACCATTAAGAAATATGTTGATTTCTTAACTTAACGATGTATTTATTATAGCAGATGGTGGGTTTTCCGTCAACCCTTGAAAGATGAGTGATTATACTCAACTTGCAGGGTAGGTGGCAGGAACCATCATGCCACCATCACCACCTTGATCATCATCGTCAACATCAATATCATTCAAAGCTGCATTGATAACGAAAAGAAGTATCAAGATTGATGCAAATACTAACATTTACCATACTCCTGGAATGATCTGTCCTGTTGTTGCGTAGGCACCGATTGCTGCGATGACTCCGAGCATTGCTGCCCAACCGTTGATGCGTTCTGCGTTTTCGTTCATGAGTTTTCTCCGAGTGTAAGATAGAATTTGGTTTGATCTGATGGTGAGTTTTCGTAGATAGAACTATCACCATACTCTTTGTGGTCTTTGTATCCAACCATACGACCTTTCGTATTTTGGATAGCTCCCATCATAGCAATGATGAGAAAGATTGCAGGTGGTCCAATGATAAGAGCACCACCAATCACATAGTAAGTGAGGATTTCAAGTAGAGAGTTTTCCATTCAGTTCCAAAGTTTTGTTGGTGATAATAATTTTCTCTCCGTCATGAGAGAATTGTAACTCGTCTTCTGGATGCCAGAGAAGTTCTTCATACATGTCATCCAGCTTCTGCATGTCCTCGTAGAGAGCATTGGGGTTTGTCATTTGGTTTTTGATATCTGAAATATCTATCCACTATTATAGCAGAAGATTGTCAGTTGTCAGAATCCGAAGACACCAAAGAAAAATACGCTACCACTGAAAGCATAAGAGACAACAGCAGCAACAAATCCAACCATAGCAGTCCTTCCATTTAGTTTCTCTGCCTTTTCTGCATATGA